TATAGCGAGGATACTGAAGGTGGATGGGCTGTTACCTTGGAAGAGCAGAAAACGCCTAAATCTGCATTATTCTTGTTCAAGACGAGTTATGAAGCAACTAAGACTGCTGTCAACACTTTGACGGCTGAACCGGCAGCATAGGAGGGAATATGCTTGTCTTGGAGATGGTTGATAAGTTGAAGAGATTGGGGGATAAGGTCTCCCTTTCTTCTTCTGATAAATCAGACATTGAACTGATGTTTCATGAAGTTCTTGGTAGGACATTTACCAAGACCTCATGTGGTGATTGCTATCGTGACGCTGTGATTGAAATGTATTCGTACTTAAAAAGATATGGAAAAATGAAAGAAAAATCAAGTTATGCATTGAAAAATGGTGTATTGCTCCAAGTAGGCTTTGGAAGTAGTGAAATGTACACCAACAACAATCTTACTGACGAAGCGGCAGAAAGGTATCTTGCGGAAAATCCTAAAGGGATAGTCTTTTTTGCTTCAACGCCTTCCGATTGGGAGAAAAGGGTTGAAAGACGGATGAGTCCTGCTTTACCATTGGATGAAACTTTGGTTTCAGAATTGGTGAAAGCCTTTGAAGTGGAAGGTGCTACTTCTGAGATTGTGAGAGATGCGTTCAAGACTTATAAACTGAACGGGAAGAAAGTTACAGCTAAAGTATTGGATGCTCATATTAAAGAGGCTCAATCTGTAGTTGACTCTAAGCAGACTATAGAAGCCGTAGAAACGGTGAAATAAAGAATAACCTCACGGAACGATGAATGTAAATGAATTAAAGAAGAAGAGTAATAGGCGTGTTGACACGGGCTATTTACGTAATCTTGGCATCCAAAGCTACGGTGATGATAATTTATATCCCCAACATCTAAGAAATATCATCGCTGCGAGTTCAACGGGTAGCGAATGTGCAGAACGTTATGCCAATTTCATAGAGGGAAATGGGTTTCGTGAGGTTGCTTTTTCTGAATATGTGGTTAACCGCCGTGGAGATACGGCAGATGACATCCATGCTTTCGTCTGCAAGGATGTTGCTGATTACGATGGGATGGCGATACATGTTAATTATAATATGTTCGCAGATATAGTGGAAGTACAGCACATCCCCTTTGAAAATTGCCGTTTGTTGGAGGAGGATGAATCCGGATATATCGCAAAAATCGCAGTTCATCCGGATTGGACAGGAAAGAAAACCCGTCAGGGAAAAGCCATAAAGGTAATACCAGAAAATGTGGAGTTTATAGATGTATTTAATCCACGTAAGGAGGTGGTCTATGCGCAAATTCGGGCTGCCGGAGGGATTGAAAACTATAAGGGGCAGATACTATGGATTAGCAACACAGGGAAATTCGTGTATCCTATCGGAAGAGCTGACCGTGTGATTACGGAAATGAGTACGGATGAGGGATTAGCCAATGTGAAGTATCGTAATGTGCGTTGTAACTTCATGCCTTCCGGGATGATAATTACAAAGAAAGGTGCTTCTTCGGTACGTTTTGATGAAAACGGAAATCCTATAAAAGAGGATAGGACTAATGAAGATACTGGTTTTTCTGATACTATCGTGCAATTACAAGGAGACACCAATGCGACAAAGGTCTTAGAGGTAACCTTGGAATCTGATGAAGAAAAACCGGAGTTTGTGGATATTAGTCCTAAAAATTATGATAAGGAGTTTACCGTTACTGATGCCAGTGTGGTTGAACGTATTTATTCGGCTTTCGGGCAGGAGCCTTGGTATTGTATCCGGATTGGTAAGGTTGGTTTTTCTGGGGATATATTGGAAGATGCTTTTGAATACTATAACTCTATTGTGTCAAAGCAACAACGCATGATTGAACGGGCTTTTCAGAAAATTTTTGCGCATTGGTATGAACCTCTCAATCCTTCCAATGACTTTAGTGTACAACCTCTTAAATATATAAGAAATGCTGCGATGTCTAATAACAACAGATGAGGTCTATAAGTTGGCTCGTACGATGTCAATACACATCGATACGGAAAAGATAGAGGCATATATTCGGGAGTCGGAGAACATTGATTTGAAGTCAGCTTTGGGTGATGCTTTATTCTTAGATGTGAAAGAACATCCGGAAAATTATAGTGAGTTGCTTAATGGTAGTTCTTATACCATAGAATGTGGAGGCAAACGTTCCTTTGTAGGGCTGAAAACGACATTAGCATATTATACCTATGCTCGTATCGTGAAAAATGGAGATGGAAATGTCACCCGTTTTGGATTTGTCAATAAAGATAACGAGTATTCGTCGCGTTCTGATTTTAAGGAGAAACTTATGGCTTA